GTCAATCATCAGAGTGACATTGCCAATCGCGAGAAGGCGATCACCGATCTTCTCGTCGCGACGATCCCAGGCTTCCCAGACGACTGCTGGATCAACCGCCTTGTGGTGGAGCGCGATCGCTCTGTCGAGGGCGCGAGCATCGAAGTTGTGAGCCTTCCTGGAGACGCCAGACCCATTGGCGAGATCGTCAAGCCCATTCTGGAGAGGTGCGCGGATATGCAGCTATTGCATCTCTTGATCCAATCGAAATCGACCGCGTCGGAAAAAAAGCTGACAATTTTGAATTTCGCCGGATCTCTGTCCGATGAAGAGGTGACGCTGCTTATCCAAGCCTACGGATTGGAGACAGCGTGAGCCTAACAACCGCCCAGCTCGAATTTCTTGCATCCAAGGGCCTCTCCTTTGCGGATGCCATTGAACTCTCTCGCCTTGCCGATCCGGTCGACAATCGCTCGTCTGCTGCCAAGCGCCAAGCTCGGTACCGTAACGCAAAGCGTAACGAACGTGACGTAACAAGTGACGTAACGCCCCCCCTTAATGATAATATATCTAATCCCCCCCGTTCCGTTACTTCCTCTGACGAGGAAGATAACGGCGCGATCATCGATCCAGCGAAGATCGTTTTCGATTCCGGCGTGGCCCTCATCACCGCCGCCGGGAAATCGGAGGGGCAGGCGAGGGCGTGGCTCGGCAAAAAGCGCCAGCAGCACGGCGACGCCGACCTAATTGCAGCCATCGGCATGGCGAAACGGGAGGGCGCGATCGACCCAATTCCGTGGCTTGAGCGATGCTTGGGGCAAAAACAACGTGCCCAGCCCACGGTGCCGCTGTGAACTGGCAACCGGCGCAAACTGGCAAGCAGCTCTGTCCCGAGTGCAGCCACAGCCGGAAGAACAAGCGGGACCGCTGTCTGAGCGTCACTCAGACCCACGATGGAATGGTTTGGTTTTGTCACAATTGCGGATTTTCAGGGGGTTATGGTGATACACGAGAAACATCAGGCGTGGCTCGAAGCCCGCGGGATTTCCGGCGATCTTGCAGCGAAATTCGGCCTGGAAACCGTCATCCGGGACGGAGTGGCGTGGTTGTCGGTGCCCTACGTGGAGAACGGCAAGGCGATCAACCACAAGTACCGGATGACCTCGGAAAAGCGGCACCAGATGGATACCGGCGCGCCGCTGACTTTGTGGAATCACGACGCCCTGCTGGAGGTCAGCGACCGGCCTTTGGTCATCTGCGAGGGTGAGTGGGATGCGATGATCGCGCTTGCATGTGGCTGGCGGGCGGTCTCGGTCCCCAACGGTGCCCCGCCAAGCGAAACCGCCGACGTGGCGAACGCCAAGCGGTACGAATATCTTTGGCGGGCGAGGGATGCGCTCAACCGCGTCAAATCCTTCATTCTGGCTACAGATGGTGACGACGCCGGCAAATCTCTCCGCGCAGATCTGGTATCGTTGCTGGGCGCGGATCGATGCAGCTTCGTGGAATATCCCGAGGCCACAAAGGATCTGAACGATGTCTTCCTGAAGCAGGGCGTGGAGGCGGTTGCCACCGTCCTTAACAAGGCCAAGCCCTATCCGGTTCGCGGCCTCTACCAGATGTCCGACTTCCCTGACGTGCCGGAGGTGAGGGGGCTTCCCGTTGGCATCGATTGCATGGCGGACAAGATCGAGATCGTGCCGGGGACGGTGACGATCTTCACCGGCTATTCCAACATGGGCAAATCCACGGTCATGAATACGATCATCGCCCACGCCATCGATCAGGGCGTCACGGTCTGCGCGGCAAGTTTCGAGACGATGCCCCGACCTATCCTGAGAGATGGCATCGCAAAGGCGATGATGGGCTGTGACAATTATTCATTCCATAATCATCCGAAACGCGCCGCCGCCTATGCTCAGATCGAAAGCCATCTGAAGATCATCAGCAACGCGATCGATGACGATCTTGAATTTGATATCGATTCATTCCTTGAGCTGGCGAGGGTGGCGGTCGTCCGAGATGGAGCGCGCATCATCGTTCTCGATCCATGGAATGAGCTTGAGCACAAGCGCCGTCGCGAAGAGACGCTGACTGAATATGTGGGGCGAGCGATCAGGGCGGTGAAGCGCTTCGCCCGCCTCAACAATGTGTCGTTCTGGATCGTGGCGCACCCGACGAAGCCACAGAAGGGCGTGAACCAGATGCCCAGCCTGTACGATGTTTCAGACAGCGCAAACTGGTCGAACAAGGCCGATTATGGGCTGGTCTATCACCGCAAGGACAAGACGATCAACGAGGCCGAACTGGCGGTCGTCAAGGTGCGAATGGGCCTGCCTGGGCAGTGTGGTGTTTCGACGGTGAAATTCGATCACCGCACCAATCGCATCAATGAATTTCTCGCCTAACCAAAGAGAGGGATGACGATGGACCTCATGACACTCGTTCGAGCCGATCACGGATTTGTGATTTACGAAGATAGCCCTGCTGGTCTCGTTTCACGCAAATGGGCATTCTCGACATTGCCCGAGGCGACAGACTGGCTGCTGGATTGGTGGCAGCCGCGCGAAGGCACGGCCGACCAAAAAGCGCGATGCGAAGGCGGGTTGAATATCGGCGTAAACGGATCACTCCTCCCATGACCACCCACACAGAACCCACGATGGTGGAGAGCGTGCCTCGCAACGAGCAGGGTCTGTCACTGGATGCCGTGCTGGTGGCGACTGCTGCGCTGCTGAACGCTCGCGTCGCCGGCATGATCGCGAACAACAAATATATGGAGGCGAACGGCTTTATCGGCACGCACCTGGGCGATCAGTTCAGCGATGTGCCCGAGGCAAAGAAATTGAGGGAGATCATCGGTGAGTTCTGATCAGACGATGGTGGAGCTGGCGCGAGTGCTGAATGACGCTCAGGGCGCGGCGAACACTCCGAACAATATCGAGGTTGCCAAGGAGGAGGTGAAATCTGTTCTGCTCGCCCTCCGGCAACCCAGCAAGGGGATGGTGAGAATTGGCGGGCGGATTGATGCGGGTCTATCGTCCGGCCGAGCTTCTGAAGCTTATGAGGAAACGGCTAGCGAAGTTTTCACCGCCATGATCGACGCCACCCTGAGCGAAGGGGAGGGGTGATGGGTAGGCCGTCGTCATTCACGCCGGAATGTGCAGACATCATTTGCGAGCGCTTGGCCAATGGGGAAAGCTTGCGGAAGATCTGCTTGGATGAAGAAATGCCGGATCAGAAGACCGTTCTCAGATGGCTTGCGCGGGGCGATCTGGAAAACGCTGAGGAAGAGTTTGCCACATTCCGCCAGCAATATGCGCGCGCGCGGGAAATGCAGGCTGACACGATCTTTGACGAGATGCTCGACATCGCTGACGACGGCGCAAACGACTATATGGGCGAGGATGAGAAATATAATGGGGACGCTGTGCAGCGATCCAGGCTGCGCATCGACACTAGGAAGTGGATGGCTGGCAAGCTGAAGCCGAAGGTTTATGGCGATAAGACATTGCTTGGTAGCGACCCCGAGAATCCTTTGCCAAATGGCTTTGCGGTCAATCTTGTGAAGCGTGATGATCAGACAGATTGACCTCCCCGAATATGGTGGCGACCTCTGGCAGCCATTCCGCCATCTCGCATGGCACGGGGGTCGAGGTGGCGGCAAATCCTACACGGTCGCTACAGGACTCGTTCTGCACGCCATGGAGCGCCATGAGCGTGTTTTGTGCGGTCGTGAATTGCAGAAGTCGATCAAGGACAGTTCAAAGCGCCTTATTGACGATGCGATCGACAGGCTAGGATGCAGGGCGGCGTTCGAAAGCACCGAGACCGAGATACGCGGGCCGCACGATAGCCTGTTTCTGTTCTCGGGCATCAAGGGCAATGCCAATGGCATCAAGTCGATGGAGGGAATCACCACCTTCTGGGGCGATGAGGCGCAGGCGTTCAGTCAGTCCAGCATCGACACGCTGGTGCCGACGATCCGCAAGCCCGGTAGCCGGCTCATATGGACATGGAACCCGGACTTGGCCAGCGATCCGATCGATGTGCTGTTTCGAAGTGAGGAAGGGCCGCCACCAGCCAGCATCGTGCGTGAAATAAACTATGGCGACAATCCATGGTTTCCCGACGTGCTTGCGGTAGAGATGGAGTTCACTCGCTCCCGCGACATCGACAAATATAATCACATCTGGCTTGGGCAATACCGCCAGAACAGCGAAGCGCGCGTGTTCAAAAATTGGCGCGTTGAGGAGTTCGAAAGTCCAGTCAATGTCGATTACCGGCTAGGTGCCGACTTCGGGTTTAGCATTGACCCAAGCGTTGCCATTCGCTGCTGGATCGATGGGACGCGGATCTACATCGATCACGAGGCGTGGGGCTTGCATGTCGAGGTTGTGGACCTGCCCAAGTTGTTCATGACCATTCCCGATGCCGAAAAGCATTGGATGACGGCGGACAGCTCACGTCCTGAGACGATCAGCCACCTGCGCAAGAATGGGTTCAGCCGCATTGCACCTGCCATCAAGGGCGCGCGCAGCTTGGAGGAGGGTATCGAGTTCCTGAAGGGTTATGACATCGTCATTCACCCCCGCTGCCAGCATGTGATTGACGAGTTCACCCATTATTCGTTCAAGGTGGACCCGCTGACGGGCCAGGTGACGGCAATCCTGGAGGACAAGGACAATCACTGCATCGATGCCGTGCGCTATGCCGTAGAGGGCGCGAGACGGGCTTTGGCAAACAAGCCAAAGGTGGTAAGCATCTCCATTCCATCCGTGAAGACGGCGTTCAGGAGATCATGATGAAGCTGGTTGTTATCGCGCTTGCACTGGTTGGTTCGGCCGCATCGGCGCAATACCAGCAGCCCGATCCGTGGCAGCAGCAGCGAGACCGGATCAATAGCGGCCAGTACGGCACGACGCCACAGCAGCAACAGCAGGCGAACCAACAGCCCGGCGGTGGGATCTATAATCCGAACGATCCGCGCAATCAGGTGCCGCAGGGCGGGATTCTGCCACGCAAACCAGTGCAGCAGCTGAAAGACCCATGGTCGTTCTAAACGACATGCCTAAATAACAGGCAACACTTGCGCAAAAAATAGGCATATGTTAGTCGGGTGCTCATGCCTGAGACGCTCGCCGCTGAATCCGACATAGACGATGGTGGCTCAGACGCGTCCGCTAAAAACCTGATCGACAAGCATCGGGAATTATTGCTTCAGTTCGATCAGGTCAGCCTGCCGCAGATTGAACGTCGCGCCCAATCCCTCCAAGCCCGCAGGTTCGTCGACATAGCGGGAGCCCAGTGGGAAGATGCATGGGGCGAGCAATATGAGAACAGCGTCAAGCCAGAGGTGTGCAAGATCACCAAGGGGCTGGACAAGCTGGTCACGGATTATCGGGCGAATAGGGTTACGGTCGATTTCCGCGCCGCTGATGACAAGGCGAGCGAGAAGACGGCGGCCACACTCGACGGCATCTATCGGGCCGATAGCTATTTTTTCAAGGCGTCCCAAGCCTACGACAACGCATTCGATGAGGGCAGCAAGGGCGGGTTCGGCGCGTGGCGCGTAACCACCGATTACGCCGATCCTTATGACAAGGATAATGATGCTCAGCGCATCAACCCCGGCATGATCATCAACGACGCCGATCAGTCGGTGTTCTTCGATCCTGACAGCAAGCTCTACGACAAATCAGATGCACGCTGGTGCTATGTGCTGGTGGCCTACTCAGTCCCGGCATTCGAGCGCCAGTGGGAGGGGTCTCTCGTCACCTGGCCAGACAACAAGATGGTGCTCAATTATGAGTGGTATGCGCCGGACATCGTCAAGGTCGCGGAATATTACGAGGTCGAGATCAGGGACGCGACCTTGCTGGTGTTCACACAGCCGACGACCGGCGAGGAGCAGCGCTGGTACGAGAGCGAGGCCGATAAGGACTTCATCTCCGACCTGACGGCGCAGGGCTTCAAGACGCGCAAGCGGACGGTGAAGCGCCGCCGCGTGCATAAATACATCATGTCTGGTGCTGAGATCCTGAAGGATTGCGGCTATATCGCGGGCACGGAAATCCCGATCGTGCCCTTCTATTACAAGCGATCCTACACCGATAATCAGGAGCGTTGGCGGGGCTACGTTCAGAAGCGCATGGACAGCCAGCGCATCTACAATGCGAAGATCGGCAAGATGTCCGAGCAGGACTCGCTGACCCCGTTCGAGGTGCCGCTTCTAACGCCTGAGCAGGTGGCTGGCCACGAAGGCACGTGGGCGCGGGGTAATATCGATCGCCTGCCATACCGACTCATCAACCCGATCACCGGGCCAGATGGAACACCTATCGTGCAGGGGCCGATCGGCACGCTTAATCCGCCACAATTGGCGCCCGTCGCCGCCGCCCTTCTCCAGATCGCATCCAATGACCTGACTGACGAGGATGACAACGCCGACGAGATCAAGTCCAATACCTCGCATGAAGCTATGGAGCTGGCCGCCACTCGCATCGACGCGAAGTCGGGCATCGCGCTCGATAATTTCCGCCAGTCCATGCAGCGCTGTGGTGAAATCTATCTGTCGATGGTCAAGGATATCTATTACGAGCCCGGCCGCAAGGTGCCGACGCTTGGCGATGATGGTGCCGATGGCGAGGCGACGCTTCATCATGGCGCTACGAACGACAACGGCGTTTACGAGACAATAAACGACTTCGCGCGTGGCAATTACAAGGTCATCAGTGACGTAACCGAGGCGACCAGCACCAAGAAGGACAAGACGGTGCGCGCTTGCCTGTCTGGTGCCGAAATTGCAGCCACGGCCGGCGATCAGCAGCTCGCCCAAGCCTTCATCTATACCGCTGCCGCCAATATGGACGGTGAGGGTATGGAGGATTTGCAAAGCTGGCTCCGCACGCAGATGCTTAATATCGGGCTGGCCAAGCCCACACCTGAAGAGCAGGCAGCTATGGAGGCCGCCGCAGAGGGTCAGAAGCAGCCAGATCCAACGCAGACCGCCCTACTGGCCCAAGCAATGGAGCTTATCGCTTCTGGTAAGTTAAAAGAGGCGCAGGCGGGCAAAGCTGTCGCCGACACCAGGCAGTCAGAGGCAAAAACCGTCCTCACACTGGCCCAAGCCCACAATCTTGGCGAGCCGGTTGAGGCGCCAAAAGTTCCGAGCGGTCTGGAAAGCGCGTCACAGCTTCTCGACCTTGAGCACAAGCAGGCACAGACCGCCGCCGTCCGCTCGGAAACCGAGAACAAGCGCATTCGCACCGGCGCCGAGATTGAGAACATGCGGCGTGCGGCGAACGATTCCAAAGCAGCTTAACCACCACGGGTCCGGCCCCCGCAAGCGCCGAGTAGGGAGGTATTATGTTGGACGGTGAAGATGACGAACAGCAGCGGAACGGCGAGGACATCCTTAAGGATAACCAGGTAGATGGTCATCCCGACGTAAACGACGAGGAGGGCGAGGTCATCGTCTCGTTCGGCGATGACAGCGATGAAAATGCCGATGACACCGATCTCGTAAAGCATCTTCGGGAGCAACTGCGCGAGCGCGATCGTCGCATTGCCGAGACCAGTAAGCCGAAGCCTACGCCAGTCGATCCCGGTCCCAAGCCCACGCTTGCCGACTGCGACTATGACGAAGAGGCCTATGAGGCCAAGCTAGACAAATGGAAGGACGACAAGCGCGCGTCCGAATCCGCTGAGACCGACGTTGCCGAACAGCAGCGACAGGCCAATGAGGCATGGCAGAACACGCTGCTCAGCCATTATGAGAAAGCCAAGGTGCTTCCGGTGAAGCCCGAGGCGTACAAGGCCGCAGAGCAGAATATCGTGTCCACGCTCTCAATCGAGCAGCAGTCAGCCATCGTTCGCTATTCCCGCGACAGTGCAAAGCTGATCCTGGCGCTGGATAAACAGCCGGGTCAACTTACCGAACTGGCGAAGATCACTGACGCTGGCGCGCTCGTTTACAAAATCGCTGAACTTGATGGGAAATTGAAGATGACCACGAAGCGCAAGGCTCCGCCGCCGCCTGAATCAGAAACCATTGTTCGGGGCTCGGCCTCGCTGACCGTGACAACCGACAAGGAAGAGGCTCGGCTGCAGAAAGAGGGCGACAAAACCGGCGATTACAGCGCGCTCGCCAAGTATCGCTACGAGCGCAAGCGCAAGTCGGCTTAAAAGGCTCTTGCAATCTGCACAAAAATTAGGCAGGTTGCGTTTCATAGTCAGCCAACAGGTCCGCCCCCTGCAAGTGGTGAGTAGGTGCTGATCCCGCGACAAGCGGTTAACCTACTCAACACGCAGGGATTTTTCTGATGGCTGTAAATACTCCCAAACAGGAAATCGTAGCCTTCAACGATGTGCTTGAGGGTTTCGATGATATGCTCGTCATCGCGCAGGAGGTGGAGAAATACACCATTCCTGGCGGCCCGACCGCCCAGGCGCGGATGAATGACAAGATCTGGCGCCCAATGCCGTCCATTCCGGCGGTATATGACGGTTTCGACCAGACTTCAAATTTCGGCAGCATTACGCAGCTGTCTGTTCCGGTCAGCGTTGGCATCCACAAGGTTACGCCGGTCACGATCGGCCCCAAGGATGGTCGCGATCAGGAAAGCGTGAACCGCTATTTCAGGGACGCCGGGCTCAGCCTCGCTTCGCAGGTCAATCTTTCGGTGTTCAACGTCGCCGCCAATTGGGCAACGATCGTCAGCAAGCGTACGGTTGCCGCTACGGGCTATGACGATCTGGCTGATATGTCGGCAATGATGGTCGAGCAGGGCGTTCCGAATTTCGGCAAGAAAGCGTTCTATTCGGCTCGTGACTATCTGAAGATGGCCGGCAACATCGCCAAGCCCCAGACGACTGACAGCCCGCTTGCCCGCTCTGCTTATGAGCGTGCCTATGTGAAGTCGATCGGCAACTTCGATCTGTTCGAGAATGATCAGGTGAAGCTCCTGCCGGCGGCGACCGCTACCGGCGTCACGATCACCAATGCGCAGCCGCTTTATTACACGCCGGTTGCAACCACGACAGATTCCGATGGCAATCCGACCAACGTGGACAATCGCACGCAGTTGATTTCAATCAACGTCACCGGCAGCACGGTGAAGGTCGGCGATGCCTTCGTGTTTGCCGGTACGCCCGTCAATTCCGTTCATCACATCTCGAAGGGCGATACGGGTCAGCTCAAGACCTTCCGTATTATCAGCATCGTCACTGGCGCTGGTGGAACGGGTACGGTTCGCATCGCGCCTCCGATCATCTCCGGTACGGGAGGCACCCGCGCCGAGTTGGAATACAAGAACGTGACCGCCGCTCCCGCGAATGGTGCGGCTATCACGTTCCTCAACACGGTCGCGGCTCCGGTCAACGTGTTCTTCCAGCAGCGCGCTATCGAGTTGATCCCCGGCACCTACGCGGTGAATCCCGAAGACGGCTGGAATGTCGTTGCGCGCGGCACCACACCGAAGCTTGGCATTCCGCTGACCTACACCCGCCAGGGCGAAATCAACGACCTGAGCGTCAAGGCGCGTCTGGAAGTCGATTACGGGGTCGGTGCGACCCAGCCCGAGATGATTGGTATGCAGATCTTCAGCCAGACCTGATCGGAGGGATTGAGATGACCACCAAAGCCAAGACGGAAAACCTGGAGTCGGGCGATCTCTCCAGCAATTGGGGGGCGGCGGCTGAGGATGAAGCAAAGCGGGTTCCTGCCGATCTGCAAAGCACGTTCCTTGCGCCGCTTCTCAACCTCTCGCTCGATGAACTCGATCGCCGGCTGACTGACAAGAAGGCTGAAGATCCAATTCCGGACAGCGATGCTCGTGGGCTGCTTGCCCTTGAGCGTTCGGGCAAGAATCGGACGGGCTACGTCAAGCTGTTGATGAAGGTGATCGGCGTGAAGTCTCCCTATGAGGTGACGACCGCCGGGCCTTCCTACACCAACGACGAAACCGCGATCACGGAACTCTGAGCGTGGAGGGGTTGTACCCCCTCTGCCTCTATCGGGCGGGCGGTCAATTCCAATGGGATGGCCGCCCTACCGATACGCTCCTTGTTGCGGATGAAAGCGAGCATTTCAAAGCGCTTGACGATGGCTGGCAGGAGGCCCCCGACTATTGGGCAGCCCCTCTCGATGCCGATCATGACGGCAAGATGGGCGGGTCGCGCGACGGCTTCGACCAGGTGACCGACGAGGAATTGCGGGCGGAGATCGAAGGGATGGGCGTGAGCGTCCATCATCGCACGGGCCGGCCAAAGATGCTCGAAATATTGAGAAACAGTGCCAGCGAGCGCCTGGCCAGCTAGGGGGCCTTATGCCTGTTCGATTGATTCAGCCGTATATGGGGCAGGTCGCCAATACCCTTTGGTGGGGTGCTGGACAGGCGGATCTCAAGGCCAATGGCGTCGCTGACGATTACCTTGATCTGGCCAGTGATTATGCGCCGCAGACGCGGATAGTAACAACCACTACGGCAACGGCGTCAGTTAATGCCGTAAACTACTTGATGAACAGCCCGAGCGCCCAAACACTTACAATACCGCTTTCAGGGTTTTGGCCGGTAAACACCACGCTGATTATTGAACAGATCGGCGCCGGTTCAACGACGTTGATTCCAGCAACGGGTGTGACGCTCAGCCAACTGGGCATAGCCACAAGCAGCTCCACCCGCGTCATTCGGTTACTTAAAACAGGTGCCAATACGTGGCTGGCTTCCGCAATCAGCTCTCTTGACGGCGAATATAATTTCTCTGCGCCGCAATTCACAAAGTGGAAGGCTGCCGTTGCCCGCGTAAAGGCAGGCACTGGCCGCGCAAAGGTTGTCCATATCGGCGATAGTACCACATGGGGCGAGGGCGGTGGTGATGTAGGCACGCAGAATCGTCTGAACGCAAAGCTTTATTGTGCGCCTACGGTTGCCGCAAATAGAATTAACGCCTTAGGCATTCCGACGCTTTCCGAAAACGTTTTCGCGAGCGGAGCCAATACCGGTATCACCACGATTACAGATTGGCGGAATTACTATAAGCCCTATTTCAATGCGGCAGCTAGCTGGATCCTCGACGGCTCTTCGACGGCAGGCGGATGCTATTTCTCCAATACTGCCGACGCAGCCAATCTTACCGTAATGGATTCTGCCAATCCGGCCAATCCGATCACGGACACCTTCGTGTTCTATAATTTGCGAGCGTCCGGTGCGGGCGTGATCAAGCCCGTTATCGATGGCGTGGCCGGCTCCAACATTACTCAGACCAATGCCTCGGCCTCATTTGCCACGGACACCATCTCGCTTGGCGCACCTGCGTCTCACACCGTCGCCTTCCAGCGCGTCTCTGGCAAAGCGTTCTTCGGCGGCTATTATGCTTATGACAGCACCGTCCCCGCCGTCGATTATCTCAACCTTGGTCGCGGCTCTTCGACCACTGCGGACTGGTTAGTAGCTACCGCGCCGTATAATTCGTTCCCGGCCTTCCAAGCCATCGCAGCGGACGCAGACTTGATCATCATCGATCTGACGATCAATGACGGCTTCACGGGCGTTGCTGACGCGACGTACAAGACAAATCTCCAATCGATCATAACCGGAGCGGTCGCAACCGGCGCATCGGTGCTGCTGACTACAGGCAACCCAAGCCGCACGGACGTTTATCCCGATGCCAAGCAGCAATCTATCCGCCAAGCTATGCGCGAACTCGCGATCAGCAACAATCTCCCGATGCTGGATCAATATCTGATCTACACCGATTGGGTATCGATGAATGCCAATGGATTCATGTTTAACGCCAATCATCCAAGCAAAGCTGGATATGCAGATTACGGTTCGCGCCTAGGCACGATTCTGGCGAAATGGGCTAACTAGTTGTTCAACCCATACCCCTCAACCGCCACGAAGGGCTTCATCCTCGACAGGATATTCGAGGAAGTGGGGCTTGCGGGGTATGAGTTCGACCGCTCGCCAGAACAGGACATATCGGCGCTGTCCAAGATGGATGTGCTGATGGCGCAGTGGCAGGCGCAGCGCATGAACCTCAATTACAATTTCCCCTCTAGCATGGGAGGAGGTGATCCATCCGACGTGGCGGGGGTGCCTGACTTCGCGATCGACGCCATAGCGGTATCGGTTGCAATGCGGGTCGCTCCCGGCATGGGCAAGTCGATGAGCGTGGAAAGCCGCAGGGCGCTCACGGAATCCATGACGATGATCCGCGCCGTTACCGCGAAAATCCCATGCATGAGCCTGACGCGCACAACCCCGATCGGCATGGGTAATCGCTATCGCTCGACGGTATGGCCCTATGCGTGGGGACCATCTCCTCAGTGTGAAAGCGGGCCGTTCACGCTTAAAGATCTGACGATCAGTGATCAGTATGCGGATTATGGAGATGGGTATATTGCGACCCTATCCGGCTATCCCGATGGCGCTGCACTGCAGCTCATTGACAGCGTCGGCGGTAAATATAGGCTGATAGGTTCATTGCTATACGGCGATGGGCTGGCCGGAGGGATTGATCATCCCGTGGTCCGTCAAACCTATCCCGGAGCGACAAACAGTCCATACGACACAACGCTGACGATCTACGTTACCGAAGAGCCCGTCGCGCCCGGTGTTCCGCCTACTATCACGACAAATGCTAGCCAGACGGTCCCTGAGAATGATGTTCTGGCAATCGCCCTGACGGCAAACGAAATCGTCACATGGTCTCTTGCTGGCGGCGATGATGAGGCGCGATTTGAAATCAGCGGCACGACACTCCGCTGGCTAGGCAATGGTGCCAAGAATTATGAAGCGCCTGATGATGCCGACACGGACAATGTCTACGAGGTCATTGTCCGTGCAACCGATGCGGATGCGCTCACTACCGACAAGACGATCTCCGTTACCGTCACTGATGTTGCCGAAGCCCCGCCAGGATCATTCTACGCGCAGTATGCCGCTATCCTTGAAGACGCCTGATGGTCCAGATCAGCCTCCTTGGCGGCACCTACACTGACAGCACGGCGAATTTCAGGACCGCGCTACCTGTGAATCTGGAGCCTATTTTTCAAGAGAACGGCATTTCCAAGGGCTATTTCTCGTCAGCCCCCGGCATCAAGGGAATTGGGTCAAACATTGGCCGTGATCGCGGTTCGATCAACTGGAACGGCATCTGTTATCGTGTAATGGGAGATACGCTGGTCAGCGTCGCGCCAAACGGATCCACGATCGCGCTGGGCAATATTGGAGACAACGGCCTGCCGGTCACAATGGACAACAGCTTTGATCGCCTCGCCATCGCGAGCAATCGTAACCTGTTTTACTATAATGCCGCCGAGGGACTGACCCAAGTCACCGATCCTGATTTGGGCGCCGTCATTGACGTGCTGTTCATCGATGGCCGGTTCATGACGACGGACGGTGAATTTCTCGTCGTCACGGAGCTGAATGACCCCTACGCCGTCGATCCGCTTAAATACGGCTCGGCGGAAGTGTCGCCCGACCCGATCGTGGGTCTATGCCGCATCCGTGGCGAGGTTTACGCCATCGGTACCGGGACGATCGAGAATTTCCGCAATGCCGGTGGCAGCGGGTTTCCGTACCAGCGAAACCCCGGCGCACTGATTCCCAAAGGGGCAGTTGGCTCGCATGCCTTTGCCTATTTCCTCGAAAGCTTTGCCTTCGTCGGCTCGGCCCCGAACGAAATGCCCAGCGTCTATATCGCTGATGCGGGGCAGGCTGAACCGATCGGAACGGCTGAGATCGACAGGGAGCTATCCTCGCTTACCGACGAAGAACTGACCCTGATCGAGGTTGAGGCGCGCCGCGAGGATGATGAGCAGCGGCTCTATGTGCACCTCCCGACTAAGTCGCTGGTCTACCTTCGCCAAGCATCCCAGAGAGCCGGGGAGCCAATCTGGATTACGTTGGCAGAAGGCGTCGATCTGACTGGCGCCTATCCCGCTCGCCATATGTGCCTGGCTTATGGGAAATGGATCGTAGGCACCGCGACGGGGCTGATCGGTCAACTCGACCCGACAATTGAGACGTGGTTCGGCAGCACCACTGGCTGGCAGTTCGATACGGCGTTTCTCTACAACAGCGGACTCGGGATGATCGTGCATTCGGTGGAGCTTGTCGGGTTACCCGGCCGCACTCCATTGGGCACTGATCCTGTAGTCTTTCTCTCAACCTCTCGGGATGGTCAGACCTATTCGCAGGAGCGTGCGATCAAGGCGGGCAAGACCGGGCAGCGCCTTAAGCGCCTCGTGTGGTGGATCAACCGCAGGG